ACACGGCTACGATCAGACCGGCGTGCCTCCTACCGGGGTCCGGCTTGCTGGTTATTTGGCAAAGCCCGCTCTGAGGAATGCCGGCGCGGCTGCGGGTGCAGCGGCTGGCGTTACCGGATTGTCTGCCTTGGGTGGATCGATCTGGGGAAAATGAAAGAGGCGGGGTTTCGTAGCCCCCGCCCCTAAAAAAGGTGCCGCTTATCTTTGACCGGATACGGCACAGGGCAATGGGAAGCCCATGCGCGGATCATAGCGTGGCTTCCTTAAAAAACAATGGGACAGCTCGCATGACCTTCAAATTCTCTCGGCCGACCGTACTCGACGACCTCAAGGCCGCCGAAAAGTTGAGTAAGGCCGCCTTCACCGTCTACAGGACGTTGGAGCGCATGGCGGTCGCGCATGGCAACGGGTTTCGGGCAAAACATTCCACCATTGCAGAGCAGGCCGGTTGTTCCGTCTCGACGGTGCAGCGCGCCTTGCGTGAGCTTGGCGCTTGCCAGATGGTGAGGCAGCGGGCCAATGCGCGGTCTATCGCGGGCCGTAACTATCGGATTTCAAACACATATTTCATCATGACGGCGTCGATTTGGTGTTTCGCGGAGCGGTTGAAGCGTCTGGCGAAGCTAATTAAGAGGGCTGTGGATAAACCCGTATCGGTCAAGCTTGACCGGGCAATGAGGACAAATGTTTTATCCCCTTCAGAATATGAGGTTTTGCACAGGAAGTACGCGCTAAAGCCAAGTTCTGATGGTGTTGTTTTCACGTATGAGCTGAATAAATTATTTAGAAATGCTTTGTAGGCACTTGCCTAAACCGCAAATCACTAGGATGTATATGGCAACGAAACGCCTTGGGGGGCAGACCGTTGGATTTACTTAGTGGCACAATGGCGCGTGGGGCGTCAGGTAATGGCATGGCGGGGCTGGATGACGATTTTGCATCCCGCCTTGCCCGCTTTACCGCAGCGGCACCGCAACCCATCACAATTCAGTCGGGCTTCCGCGATAATCAGCGGCAAGCCGGCCTATGGCAGCAAGCACTGCAAAAATATGGCAGTCCTGCTGAGGCTCGTAAGTGGGTAGCACCTCCCGGTCACTCGATGCACAATCGAGGCATGGCCGCCGATCTCGGTTATGGCGGCGATGGGCTTGGGAAGGGTGATGCCGGGTTGATCGACTGGGCACACAGGAATGCCCGCAAATACGATCTGACTTTCCCGCTTCCCAACGAAAACTGGCATATCGAGCCAATTGGCGCGCGTGGAACCCCTTCCGCGCAGCCGATGGTGGCAGGCAATGCGGACAGCCCCCTGTCTGCGCCTGCGACCGCCGCGTCGGCAGGTCCAAATCCTCCTGGGCCTGCCGACACACACTCCCTGCTGAGCGCCTTCCGCTCGCAAAACCCGATTGAGCGTCAAGGTATGCTCTCCGGCCTTCAGGACTACAGCTTCAACCAATATCTGGCCGATGGTTTCTCCGGCCAAAACCCGCTGCGCCGCGTCTTCTACGGTGAAATCTCCCGCATATTGGGATAAGTACCTGTAATCATTAAGGAAACGGTAGAATGGGTGTTGGTGACGGTTTCGACCGCATGCGGAAAACTATGTCTAAACTTGAGGATATCCTTACTTCGACTGAGGATATCGATGATCGGTTGACGCCGGGGCAGATGCACGCTGCTGCGGTCGAGAGCTTGGGCTGTGAGCCTATCGTGTTCGTCTGCAACATCATCGCAATGGCAATGGATGCGCGGGCAAAGCTTACCGTGAAGCCTGAGGAGGCGGCGCGTATCGGGCTTGCGGTGATGGACCGGCTCTATGGACCACCGGATACCAAGACCCGCAAGAAGGCCAACTCCGAAAATCAATTCGAGTTGGAATTTGCATGGCAGATGCCGCAGGGCGAAGTCACTGCGGTCGTGGAAGGGACTGTCTCTTGAGTTGGGACGATGAAGGGGCCGACGAGGCCAGAAAGAGAAGGCAGGAAATGCTGACGACTATCGACAAGGCCATTGCCATGGTGGTGATCGGCGGGATCTCAATCGCGAATAGCTTTGGCTGGACGCACATCTCGGCCGAAGCGGCTGCGAACATCAACGCCGGTCTCGCCGTGCTTGCACCGTTCGCTGTCTGGCTGATCCCGAACAAGGCCAAGTAAGACATGGTGTCCGCTCCTCCGCTCACCGTGAAATACCGCTTCTCCATGGCGTCACTGGCCTCGCGGGCAAAGCTGCATCCGAAGTTGATTGCGTGCGTCGATCTCGCCATCCGCGAAGTGGACTTTAAGATCTTGGATGCGACACGCGGTCGGGCAGCGCAGGAACGGGCATTCGCCCTGGGCCATAGTAAGGCGCGCTTCGGTGACAGTGCCCACAACTATCTCCCGGCCGTGGCTGTCGATCTGTTTCCGGCTCCCTACTCATGGGACACGAAGCGGGCCGATGTGCGCGATGCCTTCAAGCAACTGGCCGACGTGATGATGCACGCCGGCCAGCGCCTCGGTGTCCCTCTCCGTTGGGGCGGAGATTGGGACCGTGACGGCAGGCCGAACAGCGTGGGGCTGATTGACCTGCCGCACTTCGAGCTCCACCCATGGCGTAGTTTTGTAGACCCATCCATGTTGGTGAAGGATTAGCCCATGCCTTACTTCGGTCTGATGTACGGCAGTGGCCGCGACGGGACAGTTCGACAGGTGAATTCCGTTCGGGAAATCGATCTCGCTGCGCCTCGCTGGCAGCGGTTTAACCTTACGGGAAACTGGTCTGTCAAGTCGCCTGCGCTCGCTATGATTGAGGTTTACGAGAATGTTGATAGTCAGGGTAACCGAGTGGTTGCACTTTTCACGCAATGTGAAGACTTCGACGCGGCCAACAACCGGTTCATGGACTTCTTTGTGGCCTCGGCCGTGTGGTTTGCCGGGGCGACGACCAATGACACTCTTAGCCGACCTTCCCCTGTTCCTACGTCCGAAACTGAAGCTGGCGCATCTGCCGGCCTGACCTGATCCGTTCGGCCGGCATGGTGCCGTGAGCCGGACGTAACTAGCGCCTCTATATGACGCGCAACTGAGGAAAGGAAAGTGCATGAAACCGAGTTACCTTTATGGCGCGCTGGCGCTGCTGATGCTGGTCGTTGGCATGTTCATGGGGCAGGCCTCCGTGGGTGCGAACGTCGCTGTTCTGTCGTCTGTCCTCGGCCTGTCGGCCTTATCAATCTTCTACCTCATCCGCGATCATCCGGTGCCTGACGTGGTGCCGGGTGCAACCGAATGGGCGGCGGTCGAGGTCTACTCGACAGCGCAACGTAAGGCTGAGTTTGAGCGCGTCAAGGATCTGTCGCGGCGTATGCGCTATGAGCCAGATCCGGAAGTGCATGCGCTCATGGGTCAGGAACGCGCCATGCTGGCCAAGCGGATCGGGATTTAATCTGATGGCACTCATTAAGGGCCGCATCAATTTTGCAGCGAAGCCGCATCAGGCTGCGGTCCTTAATGACCCTAAGCGCCATCGCGGGGCCGTGATGCATCGACGCGCTGGCAAGACTGTGACGGCTGTCTTTGATGGCTATGAGACCGTGCTGTCCTGCCGCCTGCCCTCGCCTCGCATCGTCTATATCGCGCCGTTCCTGAAGCAGGCCAAGAAGCTGGCTTGGGATTACATGGCAAGCGTGGCGCAGTCGGGCAACCGGCATGGTGAATTCTTCGACATAAACAAGGGTGAACTATGCATCACCTTCTTACCAAAGGACGCGAAGTTCTTCTTGTTGGGCGCTGATAACATTGACGCTATCCGGGGCATGTACTTCGACAAGGCCATAGTGGATGAGCTGGCCGACTGTGACCCTCGACTGTGGCAGTCAGTGTTGCGTCCAGCGCTTGCCGACCGGCAGGGGAGGGGGCTTTTGATGGGCACTCCAAAGGGCCGAATGAACATGCTGTACGACCTGTCGAAGGTCTTGCCGGATGATCCGGAGTGGAGCTTTCACCGTTACGACGTGACGCAAACGAACATGTTGAGGCCCGAAGAGGTCGAGGGAGCGAAGCGCGATATGTCGGATGCGATGTTCGAGCAAGAGTTTATGTGCAGCTTTAACGCGGCGCTGGTGGGTGCGGTCTATGGCCGCGAAATGGATGAGCTGCAAGCCAAGCGCCGGCTGACGACCGTCAAGTACGATGCATCTTTGCCGATCATTACGGCGTGGGATCTTGGCTGGGCGGATGCAACCTCGATTGGGATCTACCAGCGCGCCGGCACTGAGGTCCGCTGCATTGGGTATCTCGAGCTGACCTTCTCGAAGCTGCCGGATAGCATCCGGGCTTTGCGTGAGTGGTGCGGCGAGCGGGGCATTGACATGACCGGGGCGCGCCACATTGGGCCGCACGACCTGGCTGTCCACGAACTTGGGTCCGGCATGTCGCGCATGCACATTGCACAGCAGATGGGCTTCGGCTTCGAGTATGCGCCTAAGTGGTCGCTGGCCGATGGTGTCGAGGCGGTGCGCAACATCATCTCGCATCTTTGGATCGATGAGGCTGAGGCTATGCGCCTGCTCGAGTGCCTCATCAACTATTCGTACGGTTACGACGACCAGAACCGGGCGTTCAAGACGACGCCTAAGCATGACTGGACGTCGCACGGCGTGGACCAGCTCCGCATGCTGGCGGTGACGTACGACCAATCTCGGGCGCTATCGCAACCGATGTTGTTCAACGATGATTTCTCAACTGGCAGGGGTAGACGATATGCCGCGAACTAGAGCAGTGCGCTATGCGCAGGCGAGCAAGACGACGGATGAGGTATGCGCAAAGCTGCGTAACGCCATCGAGACCGCGATTGATGCCTCGAGCCGTGGCAACGCACAACGCGAGCGGGCTTGGAAGAAATTCATGCTCGAGCCGACCGGCACGGAACAGCCGGGGCAGTCCACCGTCCAGTCGGCCGACGTGAACTCGATGATCACTGCGGTTTGTGCGCAGATGGTGCAATCGTTCTCGACGGATGCCGTGGTGACGCTCGAGCCTGAGAGCGCCGACGATGAAGAGCCGGCCGCCGCTGAAAGCCGCGCGGTGAACAAGGTCGCCATTCAGGACAATGGTGGGTTCTCCGTCATGCTTGGCGGCGTCCAGAACGCGCTCATGTATCGCAATGGCTACCTGAAGGTTTATTGGGACAAGGTGATTGATCGCCAGACCATGACGCTGCCCGGGGTGACGGAAGAGTTGTTGCCGATCGCCATGGACACGACCGACGAGGCGACCGGCGTTCCTGATCCGTCGATCAACAAACGGCTGATGTCGTTCGATCCGGAAAAGAAGGTGGCGCGGATCGAAGTGACGAAGACGACGAAGACGCTGATTGTCGACACGGTTGCAAATGAGCGGTTTTTCATGACGCCGGATTGGGACCGGGTGACGCTGCACAATTGCCCGCTCACGGGTGAGGTGCACTACAAGACCCGTAGCGACCTGATCGCCATGGGCGTGGATCGCGCGGTAGTCGAGGAGCTGCAATCCACCAATCGCAACGCCGGCACGGAGAGCGACCGTCGTCGGCGCAATTCGAGTGCGACCGTTGCGCCTATCGTCAAGGCGATGGAAATCTGCCGGGTCTATGAGGCCTATGCGTGGCTGACCTTCAAGGAAGACGACGGTCGGGCATACCTCTATCGTTGCTGGACTGCCGACGATGGCGATTGGCTGCTCGATCCGGAACCGGTCTCGAGGGTGCCTTATGTTGCCGGCACTGCCTTTCCGATTGCAAACCGCCATCATGGCGAGGCCCTCTCCGACAAGCTCGACAGTATCGAGGCGGGCAAGACTGAGCTGCTTCGCCAGTGGATCGACAACGTCAAGAACTGCTCATTTGGTCGCCTGGGTGTGATCGCCGGTCAGGTTGAGGCGTCCGACATCATGAAGCCGAAAGCAGGCGGCGCGATCCGCATGAAGAACCTCAATTCCATCGTGCCCATTCCGGTGCTCGATGTCGGGCCGTCGATTGCCGCCGCCATGTCGATGTTCGACAAGATGCGCACGGAGCGGGGCGGGGCTGCTGTCGATATGGTCGGCTCGGAAGAGCAGCTAGCGCAAGATACGGCCCACGGGACGGAACGTGTCTATGCCTCGAAAGAGCTGTTGGTTTCCTACATGACCCGCAACCTCGCTGAGAGCATGATACGTGGCATGTTCCTGCTCGCGCACGCCGAGATCCGCGACGGTGCGAACGGTCCGATCAACATCAAGTTCAACGGGCAGTGGACACAGGTTGACCCGGCGTCATGGCGCGGCCGGACCTACTGCAACGTCAAGATGGGATACAGCATGGGCGAGCGGTCGCAGATCGCGGCCACGCTGTTTGCGACGATCCAGATTTATCAGGCCGGCCTTTCGAATGGCTTGAACGGGCAAATCGTATCGCTGCCCGGTCTCTACAAGCTCATCACCGATTGGATGACCGTTTCGATGGTCGATAATCCGGAAAGCTACTTTGTCGATCCGTCGTCGCCCGAAGCGCAACAGGCGGGGCAGCAGGCGCAGGAAGCAGCGGCGAAACAGGCCAACGATACGGCCGATCAGGCGGCGAAGATTGCCGCTCTGCCGGAGCAGATCGCGGCGGCTAAGGACAAGTACAAGTCCGATCAGCAAACACAGTTCAATTACTTCAAGGCGGTCCTCGACGCGCAGACCGACCAGAGCAACGCTGAAAGGGCGAGTGTGATCGATTTTGCTAAGGCACGAACTGAAGCAGCGGATTTGCGAAACGCTAACGCCGGAAATCCTTCAGGAAATACGGGAGGAGCTGGCGGCAAGCCTCCTGTTGGAAAGGGCGGCGGGGCTAAGCCTGCCGGGAAGCGACCGCCAAAAGGTAGTAAGTGAAACACTAACGCAACTAGAGGGAATTGATTATGTCTGCGGATGGCTCCAACAACTCCACACCGAATTCGGCCCAACGCATAGCCGGTACGAGCGGGCGCGGCGCGCGGGCGGCGGCCGAAATCCTCGCCAACTCGACGGCGGGGACGAGACCTGAAAAAGCCGGCCCGTCCGGTCAGTCACGGCGCGCGTTCAGCCGCGACCGTGATCCCGATCCATCGGGCAAGAATTTGCCGCTCAACAAGGCTGCGGAGCTGTTGGGCTTTGAGACTGACCCGGATAAGAAATCGTCCAGGCGCGACCGCAGCCGCGCTAGTGACGATGGGCAGCGTGGCGTTGAAGGCCGCCGCGCTGCCCCTGCGTCGGCCGATGATGCGCGTGGGGACGCGCACCGGCCGGCGCTCGAGCTTGACGACGACGACCTAGACCCGGCTGAGAAGCGGGCGAAATCGAAGAAGTCCAAGACCATCTCGGACCTTGCGGAAGAGATGGGCGTTGAAGCCAAGGAACTCTATGACGTTTCTGTCGCCTTTGACGATGACGACGAGCCGATGACCATCGGCGCGATGAAAGACCGTATCAAGGAAGTCCGCGAATTCGAGCGTAGCCGCGACGATTTCGAGGACTACCGCACGGACAGCATGAATGAGGTGTTGAGTGCGAGGCAACAGATTGACGGTGTGATGCAGCGCATCATGCAGACAATCCCGCCTGAGCAGTTGCAGCACGCCTTTGGCGACTACATGCAACAGCATCAACAGCGAGTAGGGGAGGCCCGAAAGCAGCTTCGCGAATTTTTCCCAGAGTGGTCCGACGCGAGCAGGCAGCAAGCCGATAGGGAGGCTTTAGACAAGCACCTTACGACCTATGGCTTCTCGACGTTCGAGGTCGATAATCTGCAAGACGCGCGCCTGATCCGCTTTGCGGTGCACGCCATGCGTCTGAAAGACCGGTATGACCGGATGAAAGCAGATCTCGCGACCTATCGCGACAAGGTTCCGACCAAGACGCCAACGTCGCGCCGGGCCGCTCGTACAGATCCATCCGCGCAAGCGCAGAAACAAGCCGCCTCTGGCGACAAGATCGGCGCTGTAGCTTCTCTCATAAGGAAATAGACATATGTCTACCGCAAATCTCGATAGTGCGGATCTGAAAGCCGTCCCGGGCGGCGGCTTGATCCGCGAAGATGTGATGAACCAGATTTGGGACATCTCGAACGTGCCTCTGCCGGCGACGGAGCGCATGGGCTCTGATACGGCCGATCAGGAATACACGGAGTGGACGCAAGACAAGCTGCAGGCGCAGAACCTTGCCAACGCTCAAGTTGACGGCTCGGCGCAGAACACGGCCAACAACTCGAACACGGGCACGCGTCGTGGCAATCATTGCCAGATCTCGACCAAGACCGTGCAGGTCTCGAGCCGTGCCGACGCATCCGACGTGATCGGCATGGGCCGGGAAACTGCGTATCAATTGATGATGCGCCAGCGCGAATTGCGCCGTGACGTGGAGGGCATTCGCCTCTCCAATCAGGGCTCGGTTGCGGATGACGGCAACACCACTCCGGGCAAGGCGGCGTCGATCTTTGCCATGTGCAAGACCAACGTCAACAACGGGGCGACGGGATCCACGCCGGGTTTCAACACCGGCACTAAGCTGTACGGCGATATCGTCGCCGGCACGAAACGTGCGCTCACGGAAACCATGGTTCGCGACATGGCGCAGGCGATCTACATCGGCGGCGGTGACCCATCGGTGATGATGGCTCGGCCGGAAGTCATCCGGAAGTTTTCCGAGTATTGCTTCACGTCGTCGGCTCGCATTGCGACGCTCACGACGCAGGCCGGTCAGGATGCCGGCCCGCTGACCGCGAAGGGCGCTGTCAACGTGTTCGTGACCGATTTCGGGGTAACGCTCGATCTCATCCCGAACCGGTTGCAGCCGACTGTCGCGGCCGGCGTCTCCAACGTCCTGATTGCCGACTATGACTATATCGACGAGGCGATGCTTCGTGGGTATCAGACAGAGGAGCTGGCGAAAGTCGGCCTGTCGACGATCTCCATGATGTCGGTCGACTGGTCGAACAAAGTGGTTAATGACGAGGCGATCGGCGCAATCCTCGACATTGACCAAACCGTGGCGGTGACCGCGTAACATGGCCGACTTCACCCTGATCGACGGGACCGAAAAGCAGGAATTCTTTTGGGATGAGGGGATGAAACTCGTGCGGCGATCGACGTCGCTCGAGGAAGCCCAAATCATGCGGGAAAACCAGCTCTTTCGGTCTCACGGCGGGGCGAAGTCGCTCGGCTTCGGCAAAATGGTGCTGCGCATGTCACAAGCGCAGTACCGCTTCCTGACGACCGTCAATCCGGCCCTGAAATCGAAAGATCCGCAGGAAAGGACAAGGGCATGGAAGCGACTTGCTCAAGACGGCGGTTATCGCAACCTGCAAACTGAGGACCATTAAATTGGGCAAAAAACCTGTCGTAATCCTGGGCTTTTCGGCGCGGCGTATCACCGTCGCCGGACAGCCAATTTGGGCGGTCTCCGGCCGCATCATCCCAACCCAACCGAAATGAGGTGACATATGCAGTGGGGCGCAATCAAGACATTGGCGGCTGGCTACATGCATCGAAAAGATATGGGCTCTCGGTTCGATGGCCTGCAAGAGCTTGTCATGTCCGATTTGACGCGCCTGCTCGATGTGACCGAAAACGAGGCGGCGGCCGTGTTCACCATGGCCGCCTCCACGGCTCTCCCTGGACTATGGGAAAGCCCACTTCCGGATGACTTCGGCCGGCCGAAGGTATTCCAGATCGGCGCGCTTGCTCCGCTCGAGCCGACGACGCTGATCAACCTGATCGGCAACAACCGGACGGACCAATATGCGATTGTCGGCCGGAAGGTAATCACGCGCAATGCCTCGCCTATGACGGGCAGCTATGGTCAGCGCGTGGCGGCCGACATCACGGCCACGGCCGAAAATCTCTTCATGGAATTCTATCCGACCGCCGTCCTTTACTCGCTGCTGGTGCATGCTTGCGAGAGCATTCAGGACTTCGATGCGGTCGGGGCCTATACGGCGAAACTCGACGATGCTGTCGGGATCGCCAATCAGAACAAGGCGTGGGCTGAGCTTGGGGCCGGGTCCGCGCCGCAATCGGGCTATGCCAATCCTTAATATCTCTCTTTTCTAACGTGGGGCAGAAATGGGTATCGAGACATCAACAACAATCCATGGGATGAACGAAGCTTGGCCGCTCGGCACTGACCCGAAGGCGGAAGGCGATAACCATATTCGCCTCATCAAGTCCGTCCTAAAGACCTTTGTCGACGACAGCGGCACGAATGCAGTGTTTTCGAAGCCTGTCGAGGGGCCGCTTGTCTCGACGAGCTTGAACGGCGGCGCGTTCGCCGGGATCAGGAATCTGATCATCAACGGTTCGTTCCGCATTAATCAGCGCGGCTTTTCGCTCGGTACGACCTTGGCGGCTGGCCTCTATGGTTATGACCGCTGGAAGGCTGATACGGGCGGCGCGAGCCTGACCAGTGTCGGCGGTCTAGTTAATGTTGCTAGTGGCAATCTCGTTCAGATTATTGAGGCGAACCTGATCGAGCAGGCCGGGACCTATACGCTCTCATGGGCGGGAACGGCGACGGCGACGGTAAACGGCACGGCGGTGGCAAATGGGGGACAGGTGACCTTGCCGGCCTTGACGGCTGTCACTGTCAAATTCACGGGCGGCACGGTTAATACCGTCCAGCTTGAATTCGGCCCTAAGGCAACTGCTTTTGAGCGCCGGCCGGCAATGCAGGAATTGATCTTCTGCCAGCGATATTACGAGGTCGGAAAACTGTATTCCCGGCTGGACGCTATTCTGGGCGTAGCTTCCTGTAATGCTGGCGCGTCGGCAACTTATGCAGTCGGAAAGCGCAATAGCAACCCAACGGTCGCAATCCTCTCGACATCCTATGTGAATGCGAGCGGCGCGGGTGTCGTGTCGTCGCTCAATCCGTCGACTGCCTATTTCAATTGGACATGGACCAGCGGTACGACAAGCGTCGGGCGAAGCATCGAAATCGGCTATAGCGCAGAGGCGGAGCTGTAAATCATGAGCCGCGCACAGTCTGGCAAGCTTAAGTTCTCCGGTATCGTCAAGGATCTGACGGCGGCCGAGTGCCCGCCGAATGTCTGGACGGATGGCCGGAATGTGCAGTTCTCGGCCGGCCGCACGGTGCGCGTTCCCGGCGAGGCTCCCTTCGCCGCGACGGGTCGCCTGTTTGATAGCGATGTCGTCTGGCACGTCGATAACGGCGTGACGCGCTATTGGATGTATGCCGGGGCGGAACCGGGCGGCTCAGTCGGGGTGGGGCTGACGGATGGAAATACGCATTGGGACATCACGCCGGCCGGCTGGGTCGCGATTGGTGCCAGCCTGAAGGTGCTGACGCTTGGGGATCTGAACGGCGTGTTCTGGATCAATCATCCGTCGCTTGGGGCTTATTGGTGGGATGGGGACGTGACCCACATCATGACGAAGCTGCCGGGCTGGCCAATCAACTGGTCGGTGGATGTCATGCGGGCGCATAAGAACTGGCTGTTCGGCTTCGCGCTCGACGACGGCACGAACTACTATGGCGGCCGCTATGTCTGGTCTACCTCGGCTTCACCTGGCTCTATTCCCTCGAGCTGGACGCCGACCGCGACGAACGATGCAGGCGACGGTGATTTCGAAGTGCCGACCGGGCCTATACTTGATGCGATTTCCGTGCGTGATGCATTGTTCGTGATGAAGGCGAACTATACCGGCGTCATTCAGTATATCGGCGGGCAGTATCTGTTTAAGCCGACCGACATCTTCCCGTCTTTGGGGATATTCTCGACGGGTGCATGTGTCGAGGTGGGAAACCTCGTTTACATGCTGACGGGTAGCGGCGAAGTGATCCGCCATGACGGTACGAGCTACGTCAACATCCTCTATGGCAAGCTGCAAGAGTACATTGGCAAACAGATCAACTATGCGCATCCGGAAAGCATTTTCATGTACCGCGATCAGGCGGCCGGGCAGGTGGTTCTCTGCTATCCGGTTGGAACCTCGACAGCGTGCACGGAGGCGGTGACCATTGAAGTTGTGACCGGGGACGCCGGCATAAGGGATCTGCCAAGCGTAACCGGCATGGCCGTGGGGCAAGTGGTGACCGCCCCGCAGATCTGGGATGCGGACACAGCGGCATGGGATACTGACGTTACGAGCTGGAACCAATCGGCCGCTGGGTTTCAGGCGGGGCAGATCGTCTATGCGTCGGGACCGCAGGGTCTTTTGCAGCAAGGGGCGGCGTCCACGCAATGGGTAGGCGGTGCGGCGGTTGCCATGCCGGCGTCGGTCTCGAGGACCGGCATTGACTTCGATGACATGGACGGGCGCAAGTCGATCATGGGGCTTATGCCTGTCGTCGTCGGTAACCTAGGCGACATGTTGTCGTTTCAGGTGGGGCAACAGGACATCGTGATGGGGCCTGTCACGCTCGATGTCACGCAAAGCTTTGCAATTGGGGTTGACGATCACGTTGACGCGCAACTGGACGGCCGATTCGGCGCGATTTATGTTTCGTCGCTGGGCGGTGTCGTGTGGCAGCTCGGCACGGTCGCGCCGTTGGTGGCAAGGAGAGGCCGGTGGTAGTTCGCACGGTCAAGGGGCAGGGCGGTGAATACGTGCCCTCCAATCCACCACAGGACGGCGATGCGCGTGCTTTGCGGGACTGGATGAGCAAAGAGCTGCAAAGCGTCGCCACGGCGATCTCTGAGGGCCGCTGCATGTGGCTGCGGCTCGACGTGCTGGCGACGGCTCCAGATCGGCCGGTGCGCGGCATGGTGTGTTATTTCGACGCTGGAGCGGTCAGCGTCGGCAGTGCGAGAGGGGTATGGAGCTATGACGGAACAAACTGGATCGCAGCCTAATTTTTGGCTGTATCCGCCACAGGTGGGCTACGACGTTTTCATGATGCAGCAGCTCTTCGCGGCATATCGCGCGGGGCTGGATAGCGAATATCTGAACTGGTGGGATTTTGGGCGTGAAGTCATGCGCGGTCATATCGTTACCGGCGCTGTCATCACGGGCGGCCGTCAGGTCGCCTATTTCGGGGTCGAGCTGATGGAGCTGCCGAGCCCGTGGTTGAACCTCTTGTTCTACAGCGGCGAGATTAGCCGCCCGATCATGCGCGGCATGGTCTGGCAGCTCTATGGCGCATTGCAGCATTACAAGGCTGACCTTGGCCGTTCCGACGAGGTCGGGTCGGTCAGGATATTGGGGCGTCCAGGCTGGCGGCGGATCGCGGGTGGCTTGGGCATAGAGATGGATCGACGCGGGTTTGTGTTCGATGATCAGAAAGGACTAAAAGATGGGTATGTCAGGCGGTTCCAGTAGCGGACAATCGTCGTCCTCGGGCTACGGCTATTCGTCCAGTTTGGCGAATTCGGTTAATGCGTCGCAGTCAACGCAGAATGTGTGGGGCGGCCAAGCGCCGGCGCTGGAAAGCCTTTACGGGCAGGCGCAGCAAAAGGCGGGGCAGGGCGTGGACGCGGGCTCGGCGGGTGCCATGGCCACGGGGATTGGTGCGCTCTCGAAAATGGCGGGCGGTACGACGCCGCTCGACCAATTCGCCAATCCGAATAGCGCGCTGGCAAACCAGCAGCTCGGCGTGGCGGCCAATCAGATCGGCGATCAGTTCAACCGGGTGACCATGCCGGGGCTGACATCGTCGGCCGGTGTTGCCGGCGCGCTCGGCGGATCTCGCGACGGCATTGCTCGAGGGATAGCGGCGAGCGATGCGCAACGGCAGATCGCCGACGCGGGCACGTCGATCTATTCGAACATGTGGAACTCGGCCGCCTCGGCCGCCGCTGGCAAGACCGACGCCATGCTGTCGGCCGGTCAGGCATTGCCGGGTGCCGCGCTACAGAACTACGGCTTGTCCTGGGCTCCGCTGCAACAGCTCTCCGGGATCTTGGGTGGGCCGACCGTGCTGGGCTCGAGCAACAGCCTCGGCGTTAGCCAAGCCGGCACACAGTCGGAAAACTGGAACTCTGCCAAGTCGTCACAGTCGGCCGCCAATTTCGGCTTCAACTTCTTCTGACGCAAAATTATTCCGTCCGGACTCGCACCAGGCCGGCGGATCTGCGGAGATTTATATCAGCGATCGCGCAACATTCTTGCGCGAAACGCGCCAAGTTTCAAACGTGGGGAATGAAATTCCATGGCACAGACGGGACCGATTTCGCAGGCGCATGATCCGGGCTTTAACATCATGGGCTTTTTGCTCGGTGGGCGCGGCTATGCGGCGAACTATTTCGCACAGCAGGACGCGCAGCAAAGGCAGCAAGTCCAGCAACAGCAGCGCGGCGAGTATGCGCAGGGCATTCTCAATTCGCCGGCCTTCGGGCAGGCTGTGACAGATCCGGGCTTGCAAAAGCAGTATGGCCTATGGGCGAAGTTTGCAGGCGGCGACGATCAGACGGCCGGCCTCGGCAACTCGCTGCTCGATAAGGCCGTGGGTAACTACTACACGACCGGTCAGCAGTCGAATGAGGACAAGCTGACCCGGGGACGCATGACCTTTAACGATCAGCTCGAGCGGTCGCGCATCGCTTATGGGTCCGATGTCCAGTTGAAGGCCGATCAGATCAAGCGCGACCGCGACATGGCGCAAGTCCAGAAAATGGGCGACTACCTCGGCGGCGAGGGCGCGCAAAGTCAGATCATGCGCAACTACGCGGCCAAGCAGCTCGGCGTTGATGTCCCGACCGGCTACGACGTGGTGCCGATGGGAACGGGCGGGATTGGGTTCCGGCCGGCTCCGGGGTCTGAGGCTTGGGGCAAGATGACATCGGAAGTCGGGGCGATGAACAACATTGTCGGCGGCTATAGCGACCTGATGGCGATGGCGAAGAACGGGACGGGATCGCAGGGCGCTTGGGAGGCGACGAAGGCGAGCATGGTCAATGACATGCGCAAGGCCTTCGATACCGGGTCGCTCGATCAGGGCTCGCTTGATTTCTTCGACAAGCTCATTCCGAACCGGTGGGACGATCTGAAGGCGAACCCGACGCAATGGGGGATCGTGCAAGAGAAGCTGAAAACCGGCCTCAATCTGATGCAGGGCCGGCGCGATGCTGTAGGCGACAAGTGGATGATTGACCCGAACAAGGTGCCGAACCGCTATAGCGGGGCGCTGCCTGTTCCGGGGAAGGATATCCCTAATCCTCCAACGGATAGCCCGCTCGCTGCGCGCAAGGCCATGGAGACGCAACGCGATGCTGCGCCGGTCTCCGGACGCGAGGGCCGTTATGATCCGGCCTACAAGCAACAGGGTGAAAGCGTTTGGGATACGCCGGCTTCGGGCTCTGGGCGTGGCAAGGGTGAACGCTTCGGGCGCTATGGAGGAAACCGCTAATGCCGATCACGACAATCGTGCCGCACAAGGGTGGCGGCGCATGGGGATGGGATGACGAGGCGAACAGTTGGGTGCCTGTCGACACGGACGCGCTGAACGGATCTTTTGCCGGCAATGTCGGCAGATCCGCGGGGCGGGCGTTTCAGGAGCTCGAGGCCGGCGTCCAGTCGATTGGCGGCCAAAATCAGCAGGCGTCACAGACGGCCGATATCTTGCGGCTACAGGGCGAAAGCCAAGCCGCCGCTGCACCATGGGCAACCGCGATAGGCACGGGGGTGCCTGACATGGCGGCTGGCGTTGCAGCGGGCGCTATGACGGGCGGCATGGGCCTGCCGGCGATGCTGGCGGGACAGGCGGCGGCCGGCGCATTCACGGGCGGCTTGCGGCCGGGATCTGTCGAGGAGCGCATTGGCAATGCCGCCATGGGCGCGGGCTTCGGTGTGGTGGGTGGCGTCCTGGGGGAAGCCGCGACAAAGGGCATTGCTGCGGCGCTCGAGATCGGCCGGGGCATCACGGTGAAGAACGGCGCGACTATGGCCCGGGCTATCGAGGTGGGAGGACAAAGAGTTGCTAACGCACAGACTAGGGCGGACATGGAAGCTGCTGCGGCGGCGAGCGCTGGAGGTGGGGCCGAGGGCGGCACGGCATTGGCGGCGGGCCAAGATGTGCGAGGCCAAGCCCCTGTCGGGTCGAGCGTGGGCGCGGCGCAGAATGCGGATCTACCGGAAGACACAAGGATGTGGAATTCGGCGCTAAACGAGGACGATGCGCACGCGGCCGGCACGAAGCAAAACCCGCGCGTAGGCCAAATCATGGAAGACGCGCGGTCGCTCGGATATGAGCCGTCGTTATGGGCTGAGGCCGGCAAAGGGTCGCGCTCGAGGCTCATGGGGGCGATGGAAGAGTTTTCTCCAGCTAAAGACGCGAACGAGGCGGCGCGTGTCACGGCCAATTCTGAGCTTCTTAATCGGGCGGCGGCGAAGTCTCTCGGCCTCGCTTTGACCCTCGATCCGGAGGAAAACCTGTTCACTCGCATCACGTCGGGTGATCTCGCTAAGGTTGAGGATTACCTTGATCAGGGCTATAGATCCGTCGCCAAAGAGCTGCCCGGTATCGAGCCGAAACGGATCCTGAATGCGATATCCGATGTCGAGGAAGGCTATCGTCATCTGGCGGGAACTGACATCGGTATGGAGACGATTTCGCAATTGCGTCAATCACTTGCGAAGTCCGACGCGCCGATTGACGGCAAGACGTTCATGAACACGATACAGGCGCTCACGTCGATCTCGGCCGACGCCTATTCGAAGCCTGGGGGGTCTCAGTCGGGCCAGTTGCTCTATGATGCCGTCAACCAGCTTTACAACCTCGGGGAGAAGGCGACGAAGGACGCGCCGGCCGGGTTTGGTCGCGGGTCGCGTGATAACACGATCACAGGCAAGGGCTGGACAGAACTGCGCCGAGAAGCCAACATGTTCATGATTCTGCGTCGGCCGGGCGCTATTGACCCGGCAGGCAATGTTAATCCAAGGACTGTCTACAACGCCATGGCGAAACAAAAGACGGGTGGCGGGTTTGGTCGAGGCGGTCCTCCGAAAGGGAATAGTAACTATGAGCTGTTTAAGCTCGCTGAGGCACACGGCTACGATCAGACCGGCGTGCCTCCTACCGGGGTCCGGCTTGCTGGTTATTTGGCAAAGCCCGCTCTGAGGAATGCCGGCGCGGCTGCGGGTGCAGCGGCTGGCGTTACCGGATTGTCTGCC